ACTGGACTGGTCCTCAGTCACAGTACCGCCGAGCCTGCGTTTGGCCAAGGACTTGTGCGACCAAGCAACGCAACGCTGCAGGTCGGTGAGATTGAGCGCGGCATCAGCGACCGCGTGGACCTCAACAGCGATGACGGCTTGCTCAAGCCTTCCGCGCACGTGGGCGAGGGTGTCGAGACGGTCAACGCCGACACGCGAGGTGCAGAGCCAGTCAGTCGCAACGACGTGCGTCTGGGTCTTGACGTGGACACTATTGCTGAACTCAACGATGGCGTGAGCCGGGAGTACGTCGTCATGTCCACAGAGGCATCCAGCCTGCACACGGACCGTGCAGTGGGGCAACGGACAAACATCCGCGGTGCCTACGACGTGGGTAGTCGCACTCTCAAGGACCTCGACATGACTGCTCTCAACTGGTCAGACAAGCCTGTGTCTGGTGTCGTCAAGCACTCTGATGCTCATGCCATGTGGCCGCTTGGCGGCACTTACGTCATGGAATGGAGCAAGCACGCGGGCGTCCTCGACGTCAAGGGTTGGGGCAAGGCTGGCGCTTCGACCTCATCCAACCCGTATCAAGACAGCAACCACGACCCCATCAAGGAGAACGTGAACTATACAGACAGCACCATCGAGTTCCTGTATCGACCAGCGCATACACTCGACGCCAAGCACAGTCAACTGTTCCGAGCCTTCCTCAACACAGGCGGACGACAGGCTGGTTCAAACTTCTATCGTGCCACGGCTGGCGGCAAGTATGGGCTGTTCACCAGCGACGCGCCCAGCGCTCGCACTGGCACTCCGAGCAGCCCTCCTTACGCCCCCGTGTACGACGTAGACCCTGCTTCTCCGACCACTGCCGACAGCAACGGTCCGAAGATTCAGGGCGCCGATGTCGCCGGCTTCGACAAGACCGACGTTCGCTCTCCGGTCGCCCGCATGGTGATGTCCGAGAACACGTTGGAGCATTTCCGCGCCGACGCGAGTCGTCGCTCTGCTGATGACGACGAGGGCGACTTCAGCGTGCAGCCGCGGCACAGTCAAACTCTGCACCCCAAAGGCAGCAAAGGCGACACCTCCTTCAACACCGGAGACCACAGCGGAGAGTGAGGTATCATGGCGCTTGGCAAGAACACCGTGACTGGGCGCGCTGATGCAGCCCAGAGCACCGTGATGAAGCGCGTGCGTAAGCCACGATTCGTCGACAACGCCGTCCGCCATGGTGAATACACGCGCAAGCAGGCGGGCTTCACTGTCGAAAAGCCAACTGCAACAGACTTCGTGCCTACGGCTGAGCGCAAGTATCGCCTCATTGAAGAGGAGGACACCATTCGTTTGCTTCACAACCCGACGGAAAGCGTGCGCTACGAGGGTGCACTGTTTTACGACGTGGACAAAGTCACTACGTCTACGCAGTTACCTGCTCTTGTGGTTGGCGCCGAAGACCACACGCAGGCGCTGGTGACCTCGCAAATCCAAGATGCGGTGAAGGGAACGCGTTACAGGCTGGAAAATCTGAAAGGCAGGTCGCTATCCGAAATCGGTTTCACCGATAAAACGATTCGTTTTGCTCAGAAAGTTGGAGTGGGGATGCGGACTTCTGACCTCGCTGGGCGTGTAGCCAAAGCCAACACGAGCAGCATCAACGGTGTGCGAGCCAAGCAGCCTTCTTCGACGTTTTTGGCTCAAGATTTCTACGGGGTTGAAGCGTTCACAGCACTACGCTTCTTGGCCAAGCATGATGGCTACAGCCCACGCAGTGACCGATTTGGCAACGTGTGCTACTTCCCGCAGTCCAACATCGAGCGCGAATACTTGGTCAATGAAAGCCGAGTCATGGGTGGCACCCTCGATGACGACAGCGAAAGTGCGCCGAATCGCGTAGTTGTCCGCGGCCAGCCACGAGCAAACAACCACTCGAACGTGGTGCAAGTCGATGACTTCGGGCGTCAGGAGACTGGTATTGTCGAGGTGCCGGGAGGTATTCACGCTCCGACGGCTGTAACCAAAGCCAGTGCACGAGCCATTGGTAGGCGTATGCTTCGGATGGCGAAGAACGCCACTGGCTCCAAGAAGTTGCTCGACGTTATTGGTGCTGGCAACATGCACCCCGGCGACATGATTTCTCACCAGACTCGCGTCGACAACGAACGCTACATCATCCTCGGTAGTCGGCTTGACTTGAACTCCCGCAGAACTGAACTGCACGTCAATTCGGTCGATGTTGCGCTCGAAGATGTGCTTCAGCGCTTCCAAGAGATTGACGTTAGCGGCAGCGTTGAGGCAAACGAGGAACGCAATCGACAGTTTGCCGTAGAAGAGTTCTCTACCTCGTTCGGGTTCAAATTCCGCGTGTCGTGGCAAATCGCTGAGCGCGTGGACATGAACCGGGGTGTAGGCTACACGCTTGGCTCCGTGCATCGAAACAACATCAACGGAGCACTACTGCTCCAAAGCACTGGCGTGCTCATCAACAACGGTGCTGGTTATGCTGCAGGGACGACGTCGTACACGGTGGATGGGGTCAATGCGACCACAATCTTTGGAACCGACAACCAAGCCGTGTACAAGCGCAACGGAAACAAATTAGGTCACATTCACGCTGCGTCTGTCGGTGCGACCACTGTCGTCATCAAGTCAGCCAGCGTCCACGCCGTCGTCGACGACGAGGAATTGTTCGTGTTGTCTACCGCTTCCAACCCAGAGGCGCGTAGCAACCATCTCAAACTGGGCGCTGTGCACAGTCGCTACCTGAAGAATAGGAGAGGATGATATGCCATTGTTGAACGAAGGGACTCGATTTTTGGTCGACACGCTGAAAGACCGCATCAACGAGGTTGTTTTCGGATTTGACGGCACGTTGGCTACGCAGCAAGACGGCGGCATTGGCAACCCAGCAGTGGTTGTTACGCCGAGTGTGAAGGTCATTGACGACAACACCTTGATGGTTGAGGCCAGCGTGCCTCTAAGCACGGCGTTCACGCGGCCTTTGCGAGAGGTCGTCATTCGCTATAAAAATCCGAGTGATTCGACAGACACGACGGACTTCATGCGCTACACCTATAACGCAATTGAGAAGACCAGTAACAACGAGATTCAGTTTTCAGCACTCATCGAGGTGGGCATTTGACCAATCCAACAGCAGGACACACCAGCGCAACTGGCATGGGCTCTGATGCACAGGGTCTACGAGATGGCGACGGACTGACCAGTCCGAGCCTGACGAATCTGTACGAAGGCCTGCACGGTAACGGTATCATGCGCCTCGGCGACGGTGCCAAAGGTGACTCGCTGCGCAACAGCGTGGTCGCCAACACGCCCGGTTTCATCCAGATTGGCTCGTCTCAGGGCGAGGTCAAGGTCTACGGTGGCTTTTGCACCCTCGACGGCGTCCTGTATAAGTTCGCCAACGGTCCGGGCTCGCACGAGACGTTCATCGTTGGCACCACTGGAGGCGGCGCAAGTCACAGCGGTGATTTGCCCAGCGTTCCGGGCAGTAACAGCGACGTCTTTGTCGTCGTGTACCTTGTCGGTAGGAGCACCCCAGAAGCACATCTGATGTACGAGATGGGTACGCCTGCTGCGGCGACGAGTGGAACACCGCTGCTCCCCAACCGGTTCCTTTCCAGCCCGAGCGTCACAGGTAATACTGACTTGAATCATCAGACCACCGTGCTCGGAGTCATTCGCTACACGATGTCGGGAGGAGCGGCCAACGTGACTGCCAGCCTCGGCAGCCCAGTCATCCACGACCGACGCACGTTCTTGCGCAAGTCGCCGCTTTATCTGACGCCGATGACCAAGGGTGCCATTGGGAACGTCGATGCCGCCAATGCACTGACTAACCCAGACTCTTTCTTTGCATCGCCAGAAGAAGGCGACCTTACTGGAAGCACGTTCGGAGCCATCTGGCAGACGCACCGGGAGGACGTTGCTGGTGCCAAGCACGGAGTCATCCTAACGGCCTTACCGAAGAATCTCAACACCACGCCTGTGACTGGCACCTACGTGCTTGGTCCAG